CACTATACCAAGAGTTTTTGGCAGAGAGAAAAGAAATACTCAAACTCAAATGGATTGAGTCAGAAAAAGCTGGTCAAGATATAGGTTTTGACAGAGCGCTAATGATTTGGCTTAGAAAACACCGATCAGACTGGAAAACACATAGAGATTTATTAAGATAGATCTTTATGGAACAATTCTTAGGATTAGTTTATACAGTTTGTTTTAGTACGTGCATCTGGCCACAGATAATAAAAAGTATAAGAACAAAAAAAGTAGAAGATGTAAGCATTTCTCTCTTTGCGCTTTCTATTGTAGGTTACATATCAGCGATCTCCTATACAATATTAAGAGTCGGGTTTGATTTTTGGTGGTTGATTAATTATGGTTTGAGTTTACTATCTGCCGTAATCATGCTTGGCGTTTGGTTTAAATATAAAAAATGATAAGTAAAGATAAATTAATCTCCGAAAGTTTAGATTTTGCTTTTTTAAATTCTGACATAAAAAAGCTTTCATACCTCAATGACCCAAAGCTTAGTGAGGGTCACGTATTATTAGAAATCAAAGATGATCAAATTTTTGTGTTAAATATCGACAAATCAACAGACCATCTTAGATTAAAAGTTTTTTGCAATTTTTTATTAAGTATTATTAATGGTTTAAATATAAATTGTAGATTTATTTTAAACACAATGGACCAAGACAGCTCAATAGGTTTTTCTGTTTTTCAATTTTCAAAAAAAGAAAACAATTCTCACCACATAACCGTTTTAGATCCTCATTATATTTTGAGGTATATAAATTATAAACCAAACGATCAAAAAGAATTTAAAGATAAAAAAAATAAAATTGTCTTTAGGGGAACGGATACAGGGTGCTACCCAAACCCCGCAAAAAACGAAAGAATACAACTATCAAAAGAAGCCTTTAAAAAATCTTGGGCAGATATAAAAATTTCAAATTTTTTATATTATGACAAAAAATTATTAAATCGTTTTGGGATAGAACAAGATGAAATTAAAGGCGACTTTCTCGATTTTGCCCAACAATCTGAAAATAAATTTATAGCAGATATTTATGGAAATACAGTAGCTTGGGATAGAAATATTTGGGCAATGGGTCTAAATTCAATACTTTTAAAATTACATTTACTTGAAAAAGATAAAATTCATGTATGGTATTCAAAGTTTTTAGATGATTATAATATAGTTCCAAATTTATTTTTCAAAGATTTAGAAGGTTTTATAACCCTTTCCTCTGAAAATGAATTATTAAAAATTTTAAAAAAACAATTAAACTTTTCTAAAGTTATTAACGACAAAAACACCCACAAAGAATATATGAAAAAAGTTTTAATTAAATACAATAAGGCGTACAACGAATGATTTAAACTTTGCATTATTTTTTTGACAATTGATTAATTGTAGTTTGAGTTTATTATCAGCCATAACCATACTTTTTGTATGGTTTAAATATAAAAGATGAACAATATAAAAGAAACATATCACGGAAAGAAAATAGACCATATGGATATTTTAAACATTGAAGATGCTAAAAAATTTCTCGGAGACAAAAAGTGTGTAATTGTAACTGGAGTAACTGGACAAGACGGAAGCTACATGGCAGACTTTCTTCTAGAGAATACGGATTATATTGTTTTTGGTGGAGTTAGACGCTTAAGCGTTTATAACCATACAAATATTTCTCACATTAATAGCGATAAATTTAAATTAATTAATTTTGATTTAACCGATAGTCACTCGATTAATAGAATCATTGAAAAGCTTTCTCCAGAATATTTTATTAATTTTGCTGCACAAAGTTTCGTCGGTAGTAGTTGGGATTTTCCACAACAGACATGGGAAACAAATACAACCTCGGTAATTCACATTTTAGAAGCCATTAGACTCTACAACCCAAGTTGCAGATTTTATCAAGCTGGCTCGTCAGAGGAATTTGGGGATGTTATTTATAGCCCACAAGACCTAAAGCACCCACTTAGACCCCGTAGCCCATATGGGGCGTCAAAGGCTGCTGCCAGACAAATTGTCAAGGTTTGGCGCGATTCATATGACATTTTTGCAATTCAAGGCTTTTTATTTAACCATGAAAGTGAGCGCCGTGGTGAAGAGTTTGTTTCTCGTAAAATCACAAAGGCTGTGGCAAAAATTGCGAAATCAATTCATCAGGGCGATGCAAATTTCGAACCACTTGAGCTTGGTAATTTAGATGCCCAAAGAGATTGGAGCCACGCTGAAGATTTTGTTCGCGCCGTTTGGTTAATGCTCAAACAGGATAAGCCTAAAGATTACCTGTTAGCTTCTGGCGAAACCCATACTGTTCGTGAATTTGTTGAACTTGCCTTCGACAATGCTGGAATTCAAGGTTATTGGTCTGGCGAAGGTATTGATGAGGTCTATAAATTAAGGGGAGAAGTTCCAGTTGACATCACTCTTCTCAAAATTAATGAAAAGTTTTATCGTCCAGCAGAAGTTGAATTACTCTTGGGTGACCCATCCGAAGCACAAAAAGAACTAAATTGGGAAAAAACTGTTGACTTTCCAGATCTAGTTCGTAGGATGTGCGAGAATGACTTCAAAGAAATTAACGCCACATAAAAGACGACAAGGAATTATAGGCAAGCTGGTAGACGTACCAGATACCCAAAAAAGATTCTTTTGGGCTAGGGAAATGAAGCTTCTTAAGGATTTAGAGGCTCGTTATTCTCTGGAATTCTTGGAAATTGTCACTTTCCCTAAAAAGTATGACAGTCTCGCATACCTTGTTTCAAAGGAGCTAAAAGAGACAATGGATAGAAAATGGAGAAATTTTAACTTTAAAGTTGACTTATCTAAGTACGATCCATTTATTTTAGGAGAAAAGACTGGAAAAGATTATATCCCCAGTGATAATAAACCAAAGAACACGAAAGATTTATTAAAATGAGCGACAAAGATTCAGAAATACTAGAAAAGTTTCTCAAGGACAAAAAAGGACAACACTACAACTTTGAGGAGTCAATTGATTACAAAGCATCAAGCGGATCACTCCAGCTTGATTTAAACTTAAATGGCGGATTCGGGCCAGGATTGCACAGGTTTGTTGGGATGAACGAGGGTGGCAAAACTTCAGCAGCATTAGAGGTTATGAAGAATATGTTAAACACTCAAAAGGACGCAAAGGGATTTTACATTAAGGCTGAGGGTCGCCTTTCAAACGAAATGGTTGCTCGCTCTGGCGTAAAGTTCGTCTATGACGCTAAAGAATGGGTAGCTGGCACTTGTTTTGTTTTTGAGAGTAATATTTACGAAGTTGTGGTAGATGCCATCAAAACACTTGTTGAACAAAATGAAGATAAGTACAAATATTGCTTCATACTAGACTCTGTAGATGGACTAATTTCACAACAAGATATGGAAAAATCCTTCTATGATTCCAACAAGGTGGCTGGCGGTGCGGTTATTGCAGCCAACTTTATGAAGAGAATGTCTATCTCGCTTGCAAAAAGGGGCCATATGGCCATTTTCATTAGCCAAGTAAGGGCAGACATCAAACTAGACCCATATACCAAAGCTCCGATACGTCAGACTTCAGCAACAGGAGGTAATGCGTTACTTCACTTTGCTAATTATATTATGGAATTTGAGCCGCGATTTAAGTCTGATATGATTTTACAAGACCCAGCGAAGAAGCAGCCAGACCCCAAGACTAATCCAATTATTGGTCATTGGGCGAAAGTTACGATCAAGAAATCTCCAAATGAGAAAACCAACAACACTATCATGTATCCAATTAGATACGGTAGAACTGGCGGTAAGTCCGTTTGGGTGGAAAAAGAACTGGTGGATCTCCTATATATGTGGGAGTTCGTCACTAAAAAAGGTGCTTGGATTACCATTGGCGAAGAGTTCAAGGAGCTTGTAGCTGATGTTGTCCAAGATTTGCCAGAAAAAATCCAAGGAGAGGCTAATCTGTTTAAAATGGTTGAAGAAAATGAAGAGCTTTCTAAATTTTTAATAAATTATTTTAAATCTAATATTGGGGAATTAGTGTAAATGATTTTATCAACACCCCCTACAGCTCTCAACGATCTGCACCACAGGGGGTTACTCTTTTATGAAGTTTTTAACTCTATACGGCAAAGAGAAGCCTGTAAGAAACGCCCACAAATATAAAATTAAGTGGAATGGTAAATGTCGTAGTAAATTTCAAGCAGAAGTAAGAAAATATCTCTACAAACATTGGAAACATGACGCCGTATACGAAGAATTCAAGGTGGCTGGAACGCAGTTGTCGCTTGATTTCTACAACCACACAAGAAAAATTGCCATAGAAGTTCAGGGCGCTCAACATCTTAAGTTCGTTAAACATTTTCACAAAACAAGAGCAAATTTTTTGCGCCAAATACGTAGGGATGATAAAAAAATGGACTTTTGCGAGCTTAATGATATAGAATTCTTGCAGATTTACCCAGACGATAAATTATCAGAAGAATTTTTCGAAAATCTCCTCAACTAGTGTAAAATACACTACATGCAAAAGCCAAAATTTAAACAATTCGAGCTGCCAGAGAAGATTTTGAGCCAGCTTTACGAGCTAACTGGAGGCGCAGAATCTTATAAAGGTTTCATTATTGCCTACTGCGATGAAGAAGGTACGCCGATTGTTTACACAAGCTGCGACTCTCAAATCACGGAGTCTGGCTTAATTAAGTCCATCGAGGCTTACTTGGAGGAATACTCCCAAAATGGCTACGAAGTTGGTCAAGAATCAGATTAACGCTTGACAACAGGTGCGACGTATGTATTATTCGTCGTATATGATATATAGTCTCGAAATCGAAAAGCAGGTTTTAGCCGCCTTCATCCAGAAGCCTAAAGTTCTCGTGAACTTTATCCATTTGATTGGAGAATCAGATTTTTATGATGGTTCGCTTTTACATAGAACTTTGTTCGCTGTACTAAAAAGAGCTTGTGAGCAAGACGAACAAATTGACGAAATTGTTTTAGTCCAAAGGATTAAAGACCTTGGGATTAAATTTGAAGAAGATCTTTCTTTGATTGATTATGTACGCTCACTTTCTATGCGTAAGATCCACTCAGAAGAGAAGATTGAATCCTCAATTAAAGAGTTGAAGAAGTATAGCGTCCGTAGAGAGATTCAAAAAACCGCTCAAAAGATTGCGGACTCAATGAAGAGGATTTCTCCAGATACATCGTACCTAAAGATAGTGGAGTGCGCTGATCAAATCTATAATGAGAAAATTAATTTGTTTGAAGTTGGTTCCGATACTCCAGAAAATATTTATGAGGAGATGGAAAACTTCATCGAAGAAAGGGGCAACAACCCATTAGAGGAATTTGGCATGATGGGTCCTCATGAAAAGATTAACGATATTTATGGTTCCCTCTTACGCCCAGGAAATATTACAGTTATTGTAGCTCGTTCTGGTGTTGGTAAAACTCAATTCTGTATGGATTACGCAACCAAAGTATCGGCAAGGTATGACGTCCCTGTATTACACTTTGATAATGGAGAAATGAGCAAAGAAGAATTAATTATTCGTCAATGCGCTGCTTTATCTGGTGTGCCAGCATACTTGCTTGAAAGTGGCAAATGGAGACAAGCTGGCGAAGAAACAGTTACAAGAGTCCGTTCGGTTTGGAACAAAGTTAAGAACCTAAAATTTTACTACTACAATGTTGGCGGCATGGACGTTGACTCAATGATTAACACACTGAAAAGATTTTATTATTCCAAGGTTGGTCGCGGCAACAAGATGGTTTTTTCTTTTGATTATATTAAAACATCTTCAGACTCTGGCTCCGCCAACAAAAACGAATGGCAACTCGTCGGTGAGATGGTTGACAAGTTTAAGAAGTGTATTCAAAAAGAAATACTTGAAGAAGGGCTTCCAGTAATTCCAATGATTACATCAGTACAATCTAATCGTAGCGGCATTACAACCAATCGCCAAAGTGCTAACATTATTGATGATGAATCTATCGTGTCGCTATCTGATCGAATTACTCAATTCTGTTCTCATATGTTTATCCTCCGTCAAAAAACTAATGACGAAGTAGCTGAAGAAGGTAATCAATTTGGAACACATAAACTCATTAACGTTAAGGCTCGCCATTTAGGTAAAGATATTGCTGGCGCAGTTGAGCCAGTTCAAGTTGACGACAACCTTCGTAAGAACTTCATAAACTTGGGTTTCAAAAATTTCAACATCACAGAGTGTGGTGATCTGCGAGACATTGTTACCTTTAGAAATACTGGTGGCGATTTAATTGGAAGCCAATCAGATCAAATCCCTTCATTCGACGACCTATGAACCATTATAGAAACTCATTAGAAAAATTAGGTTATCCATTGCAAGATTGCGGCAACCACTGGAGAACTCGCGCAGTCTTTAGAAATGGAAAAACAAACACTTCTCTTATTATATATAAAGATTCTGGGGTTTGGAGGGATTTCGGTGGAGACAACCAAGCAAAACCTTTTACTGCTTTAATTAAGGAAACTTTAAAAACAGAAGATCCAATTAGGTTAAAGGAATATCTTATTGATAACCCAGAGCAGTATCAGCCGTCAAAACATCAAGAAGAAAAAATAGAAATGGAAAAAATTTACCCAAAGTCCCACTTAGATAAACTTTTGCCGATGACAACTTTTTATGAAAAGAGGGGCATTTCCGCAGAAACACAAAAAGAATTTAAATGCGGCTATGCTGGTGGCGGAAAGATGTACCGTCGGGTTGTTTTTCCCATCTACAACTTAGATGGTCAAATTCACGGATTTTCTGGTCGCTCCATTGTTGATGATGATAAGTCTCCAAAGTGGAAACACATGGGAAGAAAAAGCGGTTGGGTTTATCCAAATCACATTTTCGAAGATTCCATCTCCCAAACCAAGTCAGTTATTTTAGTTGAAAGTATTGGTGACTGCCTAGCTTTGCACGAATCTGGATACAAGAATGTATTGGTGACATTTGGCTTGGACGCTTCGGCTAAACTTGTTTCTTATTTAAATGGTTTCGATCTGGACGCGATTATTATCGCCACAAACAACGACGACACAAAAGAAGTCAACTCTGGTGGCAACGCAGCAATTAAAACTGCCGCTAAACTATCTCAAATATTTGACCTCTATCTAATTAAAATC